ACGTAACGGAAAAAAATCACAAAGCTTTAAAGACAGAAGAGACGAATCTAGAGGCGCCAAAAAATCAACATAATGAGTATACAAGGAACAGTTAAATGGTTTAATGCAACTAAAGGTTTTGGTTTCATTGAAAGAGATGACAAAGATAAAGATGTATTTGTTCATGTGTCTGCAGTTAGGGATGCGGGTATGAATGGTCTGGTAGAAGGTCAAGTATTAACTTTTGATGTTGAAGAAGGTTCTAAAGGCCCAAATGCAGTTAGTCTGCAGAAATCATCTTAATGAGAGCAGTCCTAATAGAAGCATTAGAAAAACAGTACGAAGCCGAAATAGCAGCAGCCGATGCTGTAATTAAATTAATATTGGAAAAATCAGTAGCGATTAGCGATCATGTTAACGTTCAAAAAGAATTAGATTGTCAACTTCATAAAATGGCTTCTGCGGAAGAAAAACTTCAAGTTTTAAAAGATTATGAGGATCCTAAAGAATAATGCCCTTTAAATCAGAGAAACAACGTAGATATCTTTTTAAAAATAAGCCCAAGATTGCAAAAAGATGGACAAAAGCTTATGGTAGTAAGCCTGTAGGAAAAAAGAAAAAGGAGAAATAATGGAAGAGTTAATATTTGTAGATAAGGTTAGAAGAATTATTAAAATGCGACACGATGATATTGTTGCTGCCATGGTATCTGGTGGTGTTGACAATATGGAGAAATATCAGTATATGTTGGGACAGTTAAGAACGTATCAGTATATGAGTCAGGAAATATCCACCCTGCTAGACAAAAAGGAGCCAAAAAATGACGGAACAGTTATCAGCATCAAGCCCCAAGGAAGTCCCAAAACATAGGGATGCTCTTCAAGAAAAATATGATCAAGAACCTAAAAAAGAAATAACATTAGAATCCACTAAATTACCCAAACCTACGGGCTGGAGACTTTTAGTTTTACCTTTCAAAATGAAGGAGAAAACTAAAGGCGGTATTCTTATAACGGATGATGTTATAGAACGTTCACAAGTAGCATCGACTTGTGGACTTGTTTTAGAAGTAGGACCGGATGCGTATAACGATAAAAAAAGATTTCCTGAAGGACCTTGGTGTAAAAAAGGAACTTGGGTTATTTTTGCTCGATACGCCGGATCTAGAATGAAAATAGATGGGGGTGAAGTTAGACTTCTCAATGATGATGAAGTTCTAGCGACCGTGGAAAACCCTGAAGATATATTCCACGAAATTTAATCATAGGAGAAACTATGCCAGACGTAGAAGAAAAAATAGATGATCTAATTGATGTGGGTGAAGCTGATGAAAAAGCAACCGAAATTGATTTAGATAAAAAAGCAGAAGGAGGAGAAGTCAAAGATGAAAAAACTACTCAAGACGATAATAAGTCCGATGACGCATCTGAGAAATCTGATGAGTCAGTGGATGTTCGAGATGGCAAGGACGACAACGAATCAGTACAAGAGAAAAAAGAAGAAGTAAAAGAAGAAGTAAAAGAAGAAGGCACAGAACAAAAGAAAGAGATGGAAGAGTATAGTGAGGGCGTTAAAAAACGTATAGCTAAACTTACCAGAAAAATGCGCGAGGCTGAGCGACAAAAAGAAGAAGCTGTTGTTTATGCTAAACGTGTAATGAGAGAACGAGATGAGATGACTCATACAGCCACGACGTTAGATAAAGATTATGCCGTGGAAATGGAGAATAGAATCAAATCATCTTTAGCAGCAGCTCAAGCTAAATTAGGTGCTTCTAGACAAGCAGATGATAGAAAAGCTGAAGTTGAAGCTTTAACGGCTATCTCTCAATTAGGATATGAGCAGGGTAAACTTGCAGAAATCAAAAGCAGACAAAAAATGGAAGAAACTGCTAGAGAAACTACAAGAAAACAAGGTCCTGCCGCTAAATATCCTACTCAACAAGCCCCGCCACCGGATCCCCAAGCAGAGGATTGGGCGGAAAATAATGAATGGTTTGGTAAAGATAATGCCATGACCTACACAGCTTTTGATCTACATAGAAAGCTTACTGAAGAAGAAGGGTATGATCCTAAGTCTGATTCTTATTATAAAGAGATTGATAAGAGAATAAGACTTGAATTCCCCCAGAAATTTGGTAAGACTGTAGACAAGACGATTAATAAACCTACACAAAATGTTGCTTCTGCAACACGGAGTGCAAGGGCTGGTCGCAAAAGTGTGAAACTCACACCTTCACAAGTAGCAATCGCTAAAAAATTGCGTGTGCCACTAGAAGAGTATGCAAGACAACTAAAACTCACGGAGGGAGAATAAGCATATGAAACAAGAAACAAAAACTACTTCCCGTGCGAGCCAAACAAGGGAAAAAGATAAACGTAAACAAGTTTGGACTCCACCATCGTACTTAGATACACCCAACGCGCCAACTGGATTCAGACACAGATGGGTCAGGGTAGAAATCATGGGGTTTCTCGACACGAAAAACATACAAGGACGCTTAAGAACCGGGTATGAATTAGTAAGAGCCGACGAATTTCCAGAAGATGACTATCCAGCAATGACAGACGGCAGGTATGAAGGGGTGATCGGGCACGGAGGCCTTGTGCTGACAAGGGTACCGGAAGAAATCGCGAAGCAAAGATCGAGTCATTTTGCTAAATTAGGAATGGACCAGATCGAAGCGGTAGACAACGATTTAATGAAGGAGCAGCATAGGAGTATGCCGATCGATATTGATCGACAGTCTCGTACAACCTTCGGTGGGAAGAAACGTTAATTTTTTAACAATTCAACCAACGAAATTTTATTAACCGTAAATTACTAATAGTAATTTACACAAGGAGACAACTATGGCTAACCAAAGTACAACTGGTTTCGGATTGAAACCAATTAGAAAGGTGGCTCAGACAAATGATACTGGCGGTTTAGGATCATGGAAGAAAGCTGCATCAACAACAGCAATCCTCCATCAAGACTTAGTATTATTAGCAGCTACAGGGTACGCAACTGTAGGAACGGCAGGCGCCGGAGTGCTAAATCAACTAGGTTCACTAAATGGCAGTTTCTACACTGATCCATCAACAAGCAAGCCTACATGGTCGCAGCATGCACCTAACAATGCAGCAACGGACATGGAGTGTCTTGTAAACGATGACCCTCAACAAATGTTTGAAATGAGAACAGCAATAACAACACTTACTCAGGCTGACGCAGGAGCTACTGCACCAATAGTAGCAACAGCTGGTTCTGGAGCCCCTAATTATTTATCGGGTTTCACAATTGGCGCTGTGACAACTGTAGTAAATCAGCTGAAACTCATCGGCATTACTAGAGATACTCAAAATCAAACACTAGACGCCGCAGGAAGCGTTTGGAGAGTTATGCTTTCGAGTCATATTCTAGGTAACAACGTAGTAGGTATATAAGGAGGATAAATTATGGCTATATCACGTAATCAACTAGTAAAAGAACTAGAGCCAGGTTTAAATGCTTTATTTGGCCTGGAATACAAACAATACGAAAATCAGTCGGCAGAAATTTATACGACTGAGTCATCTGACAGAGCTTTTGAAGAAGAAGTTATGTTGTCAGGTTTCGCTAACGCATTAGTAAAACCAGAAGGTTCTGGGGTTGCTTTTGACCAAGCGCAAGAAACTTTCACAGCAAGATACACTAACGAGACAATTGCTCTCGCTTTTGCTATCACTGAGGAAGCTATTGAAGATAACCTGTACGACAAACTATCTTCTAGATACACAAAAGCATTGGCTAGATCGATGGCGAACACTAAGCAAGTAAAAGCAGTATATCCTTTGATTCAAGGGTTGCCTACGACAGACAACTATGATTCAGGAGATGCCGTTTCTTTGTTTAGTACAGCTCATCCAACACTAGCAGGAGTATTTTCAAATACTCTTACTACGCAAGCGGATTTAAACGAAACTTCATTAGAGCAAGCGTTAATTGATATCGCTGCTATGACTGATGAAAGAGGTTTAAAAATTGCTGCTAAAGGTGTGAAGATGATTGTGCCACCGGCTAATCAGTTCACTGCTGAGAGATTGATGAAATCTCAAGGTAGAGTAGGAACTGCTGACAATGATATTAACGCGGTTAAATCTATGGGTATGATTCCTCAAGGTTATAGAGTGAACAACTACCTAACTGATTCTGATTCGTTTTATATCATCACAGATGTTCCAAATGGTATGAAACACTTCGACAGAGCCCCATTGACTACTAAAATGGAAGGCGATTTCGATACTGGCAACGTAAGATACAAAGCTAGAGCAAGATACGTTTTTGGCGTGTCTGACCCTAGAGGTATTTTCGGTGTTGAAGGTACGTAGTACTTAAAGAAAATTAATGGGGCGGCCTTAAAACCGCCCTATTTACTTTATAAAGATAGAAATTACCTATGAAAAACTTCAGAATACAAATCAGATATCATGGCTATTATGCAGACTTTACTGTTATGGCTGAAGATAATGCTGAAAGTATCGAGAAATCAATCCTTGACAAACTGGGAAAAAAAGAGGTATTGTTCGAGTCTGATGGATTTACCAGTAAAACAGGTAAATGGATAACTTATGAGGAAGTTATATATGACACAAGAACTATACAAACAGAAGAAGTCCTTGGAGTTAAGTTGGGAACAAGAGTATAACGAATCAGGTCGATATACTTTAGACATGGTAAAGATTGACGATAAAATTAAAGAAATCGTCACTGAGATCAAGTTAGAAGAAGCAAGAGCTGCTCACCGTGTTAACCAAATTGAAGAGTCTAAGGCTGTAGTTTCGATAGCCACTTAAGCGCTATCAAAAATCATACAAAACCCATAGGATCGCTTGCGCCAAATTTAAAATTGGGGTATATATTAGCTACTATACATTTTTAATAAAAACTTAAATGTAGACGCGTATAGTCGACATCCCTAGGGACTACATTTATATATTCTAGGAGGAATATTATGGCTAACACAACTTTTTCGGGTCCAATATTAGCTGGAGGTATTAAAAATACTACTGGTTCTACTGTTGGAACGAATGTAAAAAACACAGGTCAAGTTGTAATGTCTCAATCAATAATGATTGACGCAGCAATAGGAGCAGGAAC